TTCAGGTGTCCTTCTTTTATCATTCGGAACACCTTATCCGCTTCCGGAACGGCTGAAAAAATACGCGTTCCAACAAGCTTGTCACCCTCAATGCGGATATTTGTAGTAGTTCCGAATACGGCATTCACTCCATCATATGCCCGGTGAGAATTGATAAGCGGAATGCCATCTTTGATCTCATCCATCCGGCAACCGTCCATAAGCAATATTTCCTGCTCGTATTCCCATGTAGCCCAATTCAGGCGCAGGACTGGATTTTCCGTTGCAATCACGCAATCAACCGATCGCGCTTCCTCATTGATCGTTGACGGGGGTGAAGCGGCAATGCGCTTTTTCTGCGCTTCCTCAATGCTTGCGCGATGCTTTTCCAGCTCCATCTTTGCACCGTCAAGCGTTTTCGCCTGCAATTCAATCCCGAAAAGGGATCGCGTGTTCTCAATGAATAATTCAAGTTTCTTGTCCATTTCAATCATCCTCGCTGGTTGTTTCCTGAATGTTGGTATCTTCCTTTTGCCCGGACAATTCAATGCCAAACTGCTTCACAAGGTCTTGAAATTCCTTGATCCCGGACAATACTTCTTCGGGGTCTTCGCCTTGCGACATAATCCAGTCCTGAGGATCATACATTCCTTTATCAGCGGCAGTCACGACGCCTTTGATGTCACGCAGAACGTCAACCGATTCAATTCCAGGGGGCATCCAGAAGCATCGTTGATAGCGTCGCTGTCCGCCCGGAGTGAAGTATCCCGGCAAATCCAAGTCGCCGGAAAGGACTGCATAATCCATCCATCTCCGGTAAATCGGGTTATGAAAGTGGTTTGTCAGATATGCCCATTCCGGCTTTAAGCGGTGAATGGTGTTGTTTCTGATCTCGCGGAGGGTGTTGTAATTGAGTTGCTGATAGTCGGAAGCAATCGCGGAATAAGGAACCCGGAGAATGACCGAAAGGATACGCAAGAATATCTTTTGAAAGGTTTCAAGACCCAGTGTCGGACGTTCCGCACCCGGCGCAAGCTGAATAGCTTTCCCGGCAGGAAGGGTTTCAATGGTAAGGTTTTCCAGTACCGTACTGATCTCAGCGTTTACAGAATTAGCGTCCGGGTCTGTAATGAACGCCAGCCATCGGGAAGCCATCTGTTGCGCCGACATTTCGCCGGAAAGAAACTCGTCAAGATCACCAGCAATAAGTATCGTCTGAACCAGCGGAGAAATGCCGCGCCTTTGCCACGGCCTTAATTGCCGGTAAAGGTGAATTACATTTTCAGCGTTTATAGAAAATTTCTTGTCGGCCTTTCCCAAATTGGAAAGGCTGTTTACAAGGTGATAGCGCTTGAACTCGTTTGTTTCGGGGTCGTATTCAATGCCCTGATCCGTGTTCGTTCCGTCCATTGAACTGTCAATGCAATCCGGTTCAAGCGTCAGGATCGAGTATTTTCGGTTTCTGATTCGATGGATATAAAGGGCTTCGCCGCATTCAATCATCTGCCGTACTGCAAGCCTTTGAAGATCGCCAAAGGTATCCCGATTGTTTGCCCCTGCCTTTTCACACCAGAACAGGAAAGCATCCTTGATCTTCATGTTGACTTCACGGATCATCTTGCCTTGTTCATCGGTGACAGCAGGCTTGAAATTAAACCCCTCGCCGATCTTGTAATCCGTTGCCGCAGTAATCGCGCCATCCAGCCACGGCATATCACGGACAAGCTGCCGGACACGGTTTGCAACTTTTTGCCGGTCTTGCCTTATGTCGCTATTCGGGTCTGTTCCGGAATTCCAATATTCTTTTAGTGACGGGGTAAGCTTTGCCCCTGCATAACTGCGCTTTACGATCTGGCGCAGTTGAATATTCCGAAGTTCCTTTGCAGGGTAAAAAATACCAATAAGCCTATCCCATCCCCTTTCGATGATGTTAGGCTTGTATTCGTTCACCGGTTCAGCTTCCCGTATTTTCATATGAAGCGCCTCCCGGCTACAGCCCTTGACTTGCTGCCCGTATGCCCGGTAGAAGCGACGTTTGCAATGGATTCCAGCTTTTCCAAGGCCGCAATCAGTTCAGTATTTGATTTATACCGAACCGTCGCATCCCCGATTGTTACTTCAAGCTTGCTGTCCGCTAAAGCCGTGCGCAAAGCGGCAATCTGTTCAGTAATTGATGTAGTTGTGGCCATGCCAATAAGAAAATGCAGAATTGTTAGAAATTAACGATTCTGCCAAAATTGGCACGATTTATTACACAATCATTGAAAAATACGTTAAAAAATAACATTCATGCACAAAAAAAATGGAAATATTAGCATTTCCAAAAAATGGAACTGTTAATATTTCCAAAAAATGGAACTGTTAATATTTCCAAAATATTACCAGCGTCTTATGCGTTTTGGCGCAACAACATCCATCCTTTCCTTGTGCAAAATAAACAAGTCAGCATGTTTTTCCTTCCATTCGTTCAAATCTTCCACGGTTGAAACCCATACACAGGAAACGCCATCGCTTGTAACCGGGAAGTCTTTAAATTCAAGCCGCCACCGGTGCGCCGTTCTCGGAGAAAAACCCAAGAGATTTGAAATTGCAGTAACCCCGTAAATCGGAGTTTTTTGCTTCTTCTGCTCCTGTTTCGCTTCCTCTTTTGCATTTTCCTGCACACTTTTTTCTGTTTTCTTTGCCTTTTTGATTGAACCTGGCCGAAGTGTCATTTTGATTCCTCCTTTTGTCACCATCTTTTTTTACGCTGCGGGCGAACCCTTGCGCCCAATTCAGGAGCCTTTGCCTGTCTTGTTACATGTCGATTCAGTTGCAGGGAAGCTGCCCTTGCAAGCGAAAGGACTTCGCAATCCCAATAATGGTTTGCCGCCCTTGCGGAACGCGGTGTCCATACGCCATCCTCATTCCGGTACTCTGAAACCATCTGTCGACAATAATCTTCCGTAACACCCTCAAATACGTGCCACGCACCAGGGTCTTCCTGTGGAACTCGCAACTTGCTGTCAAGCCAGTCTTTGAAAAATGTCGTGTTGATCCTGCAAAGCTGCATACCGCCAATCATGTTCTTTCCGCGCCCGTCCTTGTCAATGATTGAATAGGTGTAAGGGTTGCCGCCCGGAAGATTGCGCTCACCCTTTGCCGGCAAGATTCTTACCATCCTGCCCGATGTCCTGCACCAGTCGTAAATTTCACTTGTCCGATGCCCCTGCGAATCAATAAAACCGCCTGAAATACTGAATTTCTGCCCATTTTCACCGGTAAACTCTGAAAAGGCAACGCGTTCAACGTCGGCCAGGGATTCACAAAAACCGCTGTCAATCCCCCAACTTTCCATTGCTTCACCGCCGCCCCAAGCCCTGACAACGTAATAAAACCCGTTATCCTGCGTATCGATGCCCATTGTCAGGCCAGCAATTGGCAAATAAGTCGGAACGATGCCGCGTTCATAGTCAATCTGGCACTGTTCAATCACGCCTTTATCGCGCATAGTATCGGTATTCATTCGCCACGGCTCCGCAAGCACGGAACAGATGAACGTCCTCAATGATTCAAAGTTACCAGCCTTTGCTTTTCGTTCTGCGGACAGGAACAGTTTTACCAGCTTCGGCCAGCTTCGCCCGATACAGCTTGAAACCTCTGATATTCTGTATCCGACAATCCCCGGAACTGCTTTTGCTGTCGGATACCATTGCCCGGATGCAAGGAACTGCCTGCGATTTGCTTCGTGGATATGGTGATCGCATTCAGGGCATGAAACATAGCATCTTTCCGCGCGTTCATCGTCTGAAAGGTGCTTCCCGTTTTCCTCCTCTTTCGGAAACTGCATTCTGCCCCATTTGACGACAAATTTATGCCCGCATTTCGGGCAAGGGCAGAACCATTCACGGCGGTCTGATTGCTGGTATGATGACCATATTGGCGCATCTTCTGTTGTTATTGTTGAGGATTTAACCACCTTACTGTTTGGAAAGGTCTTTGTTCGTTCAATCGCCAAATCTTCCGGTGATCCTTCTTCTCCAAGAGAGGGGGGGTATTTGTCCAACTCGTCAAGGTAAAGGTATCGTATTGGACGTGAAGCAAGGTTAGAGGCACTT